GGGCAGCCCCGATAATTGAGTTACACACCAAGAGATTGGTCGTGTAGCTCAATTTTTTTTATGCCGGTAAGGAGGTGAACGCATTGGCAGACTACGCTTTCCGCTCTTATGAGGAGCGGCAGAAAATCCAGGAGATGGTTGAGGCAGGCCTGAGCGCCAAAGACATTGCCGCCTCTCTTGGCATCTCTCCCTCCGCAGTCTATGCGGAGCTGAGGCGTGGCCGGGACGGCACAAGGCTCCCTGACAAGCGCCTGGGCTACAACGCCGAACTTGCCCAGCTCAGTGTCCAGCAGGGCCTTGAGCGGAGAGGCCGCCGAACTGCCGGGGCATGACATCCCGCACCTATTAAAACCAAGGAGGACAAAACCGTGAGCAACAACCCCATTGTGCTGAAAAGCAACCGGCTTTCTGATGAGTGCATCGGAACTGTCCGGCTGACCCCGGAGGCGGAGAAAGTGGTCCGCCGTCTGAGGGCAAAGACCGCTCTGCCCATCCGGCAGATTGTATCTGAAATTATCGTCCAGGCCGAAAACCTCATCGACATTGAGGGGCCGGAGGACACTGAGGAGGATTGACCAATGAAAACCGCTATTTCTAATGTGGCCCCCGGCCAGGTGGTCAAGTTTCATGGGGAGCCCTGCATTGTGCTGGAGCACCGCACGGCTGGCACCCTGCTGGTGACCGCCGCCCAGATCAAGAGCTCTTTTGGCTCCACCAACAACTTTGCCGTCAGCTCTTTCCGTGAGCACCTCAACGGTGCCTTTGCGGATGCCCTGACTGAGGGCCACGCTGATGAGCTCATCACCCGTGAGGTTGACCTCACCGCCCTCAACGGCTCCAAGGAGTACGGGAGCTGTGAGTGCAAGGTGGCCCCGCTGACCTTTGATGAAATCCGCCGTTTCCACGGTCTGCTGCCCAAGCCTGAGAGCTGGGAGTGGAGCGCCACGCCCTGGAGCACCCCCTGCGTGGATGAGGATGATACCTGGGTCATGGGCTTGGACACCAATGGCTATGTCTACAACGACTACTGCACCAGCACCTACGGGTCCCGCCCCGCTTTCCTCATCCCCTCCCAGTATGCCGTGGAGGTTGATGGCGGCCTGGACCAGTACACCACCAATGAGCTGATTGCGGAAATCAACCGCCGCATGAACGGTTAAGGTGAGCGCCATGACCACCAGTGAGCCCAATGCCCGCCGGTATTCCCGGCGGTGCCGCCAGCGCCGCATGGCCCGGAGGCGCAACGCCATGGTCATCATGGCCATTCTGGCCGTCCTTGCCACTGTGTTTGCCCTTGGCTATGCCAGCGGATGCAGTGCCCACCAGACGGACGATGAGGTCAAGACCCCTGAGCCTGTGGTGACAGCGGAAACCGTCACCCCTCCAGCCCCGAAGCAGAGCCCCGTGGAGCCCTCTGCACCACCAGAGGAAACCACGGAGCCTGCCCGCCACCGTGATGACATCGTGAGTGAGGGGCGGCTCCTCAGCTACGAACTCCAGGAAGTCATGCAGGACTGCTGTGAGCACTATGAGGTGCCCTATGCTCTGGCCCTCGCCATCGCAGAGGTTGAAACCCACTTTGACCCCGATGCCGTCAGCGCCACTGGTGACTATGGCCTCATGCAGATCAACTCTGTCAATCACGAGTGGCTTTTGGAAAAAGGCCTTGACCCCATGACCCATGCCGGGAACATTGAGGCCGGTATCTATATCATCTCCCAGTATCTCCAGAGCTACGGAGAGCCAGAGCTTGCGCTGATGGCCTACAACTGCGGGCCCGGCGGCGCAAGAAAGCTGTGGGATGCAGGTACATACCAGACCGACTACTCCCGCAAGGTTATGACCGCATTTGAATACTGGACAAGCGTGCTGGAGGTTGACTGAAATGCCCTACTATAAGACCTGCCCTGACTGCGGAGCCCACCTTGACCCCGGTGAGCGCTGCGACTGTAAAGATGATACCAAGGAGGATTGTACCAATGTTGGAAATGAAAATCAAGATTGAGGCGGATGCTGCCGTCCTCAAGGCCATTGACAAGCTGACCACGGCGCTGGAAAAGAACGCCGTCAACATCTCCGTGCCCCAGGACGCTCCCGCCCCCGTGGCTCCTGTGGCCACCCCTGTCACCCATGCCCCGGTGCCGCCGGTCACCATGCCGCCCGCTACTGTGGTCCCTACCCAGCCCACCCCTGCGCCTGTGGCAACCCCTACCCCTGCACCGGCTCCTGCGGCACCCGCCCAGACTGTGGCCCCTACTAACCCCGCTCCCACTGTTCCCGTGACCACGGCCCCCACCTACACCCTTGACCAGATCGCCAAGGCCGGTGCCAGCCTGGTGGATGCGGGCAAGATGGAGCAACTGCTGGCTCTGCTGGCCAAGTATGGCGTGCAGGCCGTCACCCAGCTCCAGCCGGACCAGTACGGTGTCTTTGCCACTGAACTGCGGACGCTGGGCGCACAGCTCTAAGGAGGTGCCCTATGCCTCCCGAAAAGCACGCCCTGCTATCTGCCTCATCGGCATCCCGCTGGCTGAAATGCACGGCTGCCCCCCGCTTTGAGGAGCACCTGCCGGAGCGCACCAGCGAATATGCGGAGGAGGGCCGCCTGGCCCACGCCATCTGTGAGCTCAAGACCCTCAAGAAATTCACTGTGATGACCTCCCGCACCTACACCACCCGCCTCAACAAGCTCAAAAAGGACCCGCTCTACTCTGAGGAAATGGACAAGACCAGTGACCTCTACATTGAGCACCTGATTGAGCAGGCCATGCTCTATGACAGCACGCCCACTGTGGTAGCGGAGGTGCAAGTGGACTTTGGGGAGTATGTCCCGGAGGGCTTTGGCACCTGTGACAATGTGATGATTGGCGGGGACACCCTCAGCATCACGGACTACAAGCACGGCAAGGGTGTCCCGGTGTCCGCCGTGGGCAACCCGCAGATGCGGCTCTACGCTCTGGGTGCTCTCAAGCGCTATGCCCCCGTGTTCGGCGATGCCATCAAGAAAGTCCGCATGTCCATTGACCAGCCCCGCCTTGACAGCTACACCACTGACACTATCACCGTGGAGGAGCTGATGGCCTGGGGCGAGAACATCAAGCCCATTGCACAAAAGGCTTTCTCCGGGCTGGGTGAGTTTGTCCCCGGTGACCACTGCCGTTTTTGCCGTGGCAAGGCTCAGTGCCGTGCCCGTGCCAACACCAACACGGCGCTGGAGGACTTCAAGGACTGCGTGCCCGCCGCCTCCGTCCCGCCTGATGCTATGGTCCCCCAGGAGTTTTCCCACATCGGCCCGCATGGGAATGAGGTGCATCCGCTCCTCTCTGATGCAGAGATCGGTGACCTCCTCATCCGTGGCAAGGAGCTTGTGGCCTGGTACAAGGACCTGGAGGAATATGCCACCAAGGCCCTGTTGGACGGCAAGCCTATTGAGGGCTGGAAACTGGTGGCTGGCCGGAGCATCCGCACCTTTACGGACCAGGATGCCGCCATCCAAGCCGCTATTGCCGCCGGATATGATGAGGCCCTGCTCTATGACCGTAAGCCCAAGACGCTCTCTGAGATGGAGAAACTGATGGGCAAGGCGGAGTTTGCTGAGAAAATCGGCAGCTATGTGACCAAGCCCCTGGGTAAGCCCACGCTGGCCCTCAGCACAGACAAGCGTGAGGCCTACAACCCCGCCGCTGCTGACTTTGCCGGGGTGGCCGCCAATGAATAAGTACCAGACCTGTGCCCATTCTGCCCCGTGGCAGCCTCCCATCCTGCTTGATGATGAGGAAAAGGGCTACCCCGTGGGCCGTTTCTGCAAGCACGCTTGCGGCAGTATGGTCGTCATCCGTGACCCGGCAGTCTGCGAGAACTGCACGCAGTACACAGACCCCGCCAAGCTCATCACCATCAACACTGGGGACTACCACGCAGACATCTATTTTGACCGACTGGAGGACATGCCCCTCTCCAACATCCGCAAGGTTTTCAAGCCGCTCCTGGCGGACCCGTGGAGCAATGAGGGAGCCATCCGTCAGATGACCCTCTACCTGGATGCCGCCGTGATTGAAAGCAAAGAGGCCTGGAAACAGGCCAGTATTGAGTATCAGAACGGCTGGCGCAATGTGTTCAATAAGAAAAGCCGACTCAAAGAGGACCGCCAAAAGCTCCGGGAAAACAACCGGCTGACCGCTGCCGTAAAGCGGAGCAAAGCCCGGCATGAGCGCTGGGTGAAACTTCAAACCTGCTGGGCTGAGGCCCAGCCTGATGCAAACACCAGAGTGTAATTTAACTGTAAAGGAGATCAAAAGATTATGTATCAGAATGATGCCATGAAAGTCCTGACTGGTGAGGTCCGCCTCTCCTATGCCAACCTGACCACCCCCAGAGCCGCCCAGCAAGGCGGTGAGCCCAAGTATTCCGTCACCCTGCTCATCCCCAAGAGCGATGCCGCCACCAAGGCTGACATTGACGCCGCTATCCAGGCCGCCGCCCAGGAGGCTTTGACCAAGGTGTGGAACGGTGCCCGACCCCCGGTGCTCAAGGTGCCCATCCATGACGGTGATGGTGTCCGGCCCTCCGGCGTCCCCTTTGGCGATGAGTGCAAGGGCCATTGGGTGCTGACCGCCTCCACCAAGAACAAGCCCCAGGTGGTAGGCATCGACAACATCAACTGTGAGCTGGCCCCCTCTGACATTTACAGCGGGATGTATGGCCGGGTCACCATCCGCTTTTTCGGCTATTCCAACAGCGGCAATAAGGGCATCGGCTGCGGTCTGGGCAATGTCCTCAAGACCCGTGACGGGGAGCCCCTGAGCGGCCAGGCCTCCGCCGCCTCCGACTTTGCCGGGATTGGCGGCGCTCCCGCCGCTCCCGCCACCCCCAACTATGGGGCGGCAATGCCCGCCACCCCCGGCGCTTATGGCGTAACTCCGGCAGCCCCCGGCTATGGTGCCGCCCCCACTCCCGCCAACACCCCGCCCTGGAACGGCAACAACGGCATCAACCCCATCACTGGCCAGCCTATGTAAGGAGGCCCACACATGCACCATCTCAGCATTGACCTTGAAACCTACTCCAGCGTGCCGCTGGCAAAAGCCGGTGCCCAGAAGTACATCCAGAGCCCGGACTTTGAAATCCTGCTCTTTGCGTTCAGCGTGGATGGTGCGCCTGTTCAAATCATCGACCTGGCACGGGGGGAACGGCTCCCCCCGTGGCTGGTCCAGGCCATCACCAGCCCGGAGTACATCAAGCACGCCTACAACGCCCCCTTTGAATGGGGCTGTCTGTCCAAGTACATGGGCACCCTGCCGCCGGACCAATGGCGCTGCACCATGTTCCATGGCCTCTATTGTGGCTACACGGCAGGCCTGGACGCCACCGGCAAGGCACTGGGGCTCCCCCAGGACAAGCAAAAACTCAACACCGGCAAGGCCCTCATCCGTTATTTCTGCGTCCCCTGCAAGCCCTCCAAGGCCAACGGCCAGCGGAGCCGCAACCTGCCTCAGCATGACCCCGCCAAATGGGAGCTTTTCAAAGAATACTGCAAGCAGGATGTGGTCACCGAGATGGAGATTGAAAAGCGGCTGTCCGCTTTCCCCGTCCCGGATTGGGTGCAAAAGCAATGGGAAACGGACCTCATCATCAACGCCAGGGGCGTGGCCGTGGACCTGGAGCTGGTCACCGGGGCCCTCTCTCTGGGGGACACCGTGCGCCAGACCCTCATGGCGGAGGCCATGCAGCTCTCCGGCCTGTCCAACCCCAACAGCGTGGCACAGCTCACCACCTGGCTCCAGGAGGAGATTGGTGAGGAGCTGGCCGATCTGAGAAAGGACACGGTGGCCCGCCTGCTGGGCCGTGACGATAACAGCCCCCAGGTGAGCCGGATGCTGGAAATCCGGCAAGAGCTGGGCAAGACATCCACCAAGAAGTATGACGCCATTGAGGCCGCCGTCTGCGAGGACGTACGGGTCCGGGGCCTGCTCCAATTCTACGGGGCGAACAGGACCGGGCGGTGGGCCGGGAGGCTGGTGCAGGTGCAAAACCTGCCCCGGACCTACACGGAGCCGCTGGACTTGGCCCGTGAGCTGGTCAAGGGCCGCAAGCTGGATGCCCTCCGGCTTATCTATGGGAGCGTGCCAGACACCCTCAGCCAGCTCATCCGCACAGCCTTTGTGGCCCCGGAGGGGCATGTGCTGATTGACGCCGACTTTTCCGCCATTGAGGCCCGTGTCATCTCATGGCTGGCCAAGGAGCAATGGCGGCTGGAGGTGTTCCGCACCCACGGCAAAATCTATGAGGCATCCGCCTCTCAAATGTTCGGCGTCCCCCTGGAGCTCATCAAGAAAGGCCGCCCGGAGTACGCCCTCCGCCAAAAGGGCAAGGTGGCAGAGCTGGCCCTGGGCTACCAGGGCAGCACCGGGGCCCTCATCACCATGGGAGCCCTGGACATGGGCCTCACCGAGGAGGAGCTCCCGGACATCGTGAGCCGCTGGCGGGAGGCCAACAAGCGCATCCGTGACCTGTGGTATTCCATGGACAATGCCGCCGTCCAGGTCATCACCGAGGGCGGCAGTACCGGCGTCAACGGCCTGCTGCTGGCCCGTGAGTACGACTATGACAACGGCACCGACTGCCTCACCATCCGGCTCCCCTCTGGGCGCAAGCTCTACTATATCAGCCCCGGCATCGGCCAGAACGAATGGGGGCGGCCCTCCATCTCCTACATGGGCATGGACCAGAAAACAAAGCGCTGGAAACGCATCGAAACCTACGGCGGCAAGCTGGTGGAGAACTGCGTGCAGGCCATTGCCCGTGACTGCCTGGCCCTCTCCATTGACCGGCTGGAGGCCGCCGGGCTCCCCGTGGTGTTCCATGTGCATGATGAGGTGGTCATTGATGTGGCCCCCTGGGACACGGAGGACGCCATGCTCTCCACCGTCTGCTCCATCATGGGGGAGCCGGTGCCCTGGGCCCCGGACCTGCCCCTCAAAGCCGCCGGGTGGGTGGGCTACTACTTCACAAAGGATTAAATCAAAGGAGGCACGGACCATGCACATGGTAAACGATAAAGGCGAGGCCGTCTATTACAACCTGGTCCGCAAGAACAACAAGGACTACTGGCTGGTGCAGGGCATCGGCTCCACCGTTGTCTACGGACGGGACCGGGAGCGCCGCAAAAGCCGCCATTTCACCCAGGAACAGCAGGCGGAGCGCTACCTTGCCCGGCATGGTTTCCGGCCCGATTGACCGCCATTTTTTCCGGCGGAAAAAACACAAAGGAGAAACACCCGCATGAACGGACTGCTCATTGACTGTTTTGCAGGTGGCGGAGGGGCCAGCAAAGGCATTGAGCTGGCCCTCAACCGTCCCATTGACATTGCCATCAACCATGACCCGGAGGCCATCCGCATCCACCGGGTCAACCATCCACACACCCTGCATCTCACGGAGGACATTTTCACCGTTGACCTGCCCAAATATGTGGCAGGCAGGCCCGTTGACCTGATGTGGGCCTCCCCGGACTGCACCAGCCACTCCAAGGCCAAAGGCGGCCAGCCCCGCCACCAGGGGCTCCGCATCTTGCCCTGGGCAGTCTACAAGCACGCAAAGGCCATTTTGCCGGAGGTCATCATCATGGAGAACGTGGAGGAAATCCAGCAATGGGGTCCTCTGGACGCTACCGGCAGGCCAATCAAAGAAAGAGCCGGAGAGGATTACAACAAATTCATTTCCTCCATGTGCTCCCTGGGATATGCCTTTGGCAGCCGGGAGCTGGTGGCCGCCGACTACGGAGCCCCCACAACGAGAAAGCGCTGGTATGCCATTTTTAGGCGGGACAAGCGGCCCATCATCTGGCCAGCCCCAACGCACAGCAAAGAGGGCCGCCCCGGCACAGAGAAATGGGTCCCCTGCGGTGACTTTATAGACTGGTCCGATTTGGGCCGGTCCATCTTTGACCGGCCAAAGCCCCTGGCGGATGCCACCCTGCGGCGAATTGCCAACGGTTACCGCAAGTATGTGGTGGAAAATCCGACCCCCTACATTGTGAACAACAAAGAGGCCGTGTCTTTCCTCATCCAGTACCACGGCGAAACCAAAGCCGGGGATGCCAGAGGCCAGCTTTTGACCGAGCCCATCAAGACCATTGACACCAGCAACCGTTATGGCCTGGTGACCGCCTTTGTCACTAAGTTTTACAAAACCGGCATCGGCCAGAGCTGCCGGGAGCCTCTGCACACCATCACCACCTCACCTGGCCACTTCGGGCTGGTGTCCGCTTTCCTCATCAAATACTACGGCACCGGCGGCGGCCAACCCCTTGCGGAGCCTCTGGCCACCATCACCACAAAGGACCGCTTTGGCCTGGTGAATGTGGTGGCGGAGCTGGATGGGGAGCAATACATCCTAAAGGACATTTTCCTGCGGATGCTGAAAGCGGAGCCGGAGCTCAAGCTCATGCAGGGCTTTCCGGCGGATTACATCATCACCCATGACTGCGAGGGCAAGCCCTACCCCATCAAGGAACAGGTGGCCCGCATTGGCAACAGTGTGGTCCCCATCATGGCCAAGGTGCTGGTCCAGGCCAACTGCCCCCACTTAATCAGAGAGGAGTTAAGCGCATGAAAATCATCTCTCCCAGCTTTGAAATTCTCACCCCGCTGGACGGCCAGGCTATCCTCAAACACGTTGAGCTGTGTGGCCGGGTGTGCTACAAGTCGGAGGACAAAATCACCGACACCAGCGCCGCCGCCTTTGTGGCTGGCATCATCAAGCGGGGCCATGAGGCCGTGCTGGAACACTTCAACATCACCATCAAGTTTATCTGTGACCGGGGTGTTTCCCATGAACTGGTCCGGCACCGCCTGGCGTCCTACTGCCAGGAAAGCACCCGCTACTGCAATTACTCCAAAGAGGGCTTTGGCGGTGAAATCACCGTCATCCGACCGGCGTTTCTGGTGGAGGGCACCAAGGCCTTTGCCTGCTGGAGAGGGGCCTGTGAAACGGCTGAGCGGTCCTATTTCTCCCTGCTGGAGTGGGGCTGTTCTCCTCAAGAGGCCCGCTCTGTGCTGCCCAACAGCCTCAAGACGGAGGTGGTGATGACTGCTAACCTGCGGGAATGGCGGCATTTCTTCAAGCTCCGCACGGCTCCGGCAGCTCACCCCCAGATGAGAGAGGTGGCCATCCCGCTGCTCCACCGGATGCAGGAGCTCATCCCCGTTGTGTTTGATGACCTGGAGGTGCCGCATGAAAAGAGCTGAAATCCTGGAGGCGGCCGGGTCTGTGTCTGCGGAGAGCGTGAGCAGGACTATGGCACCCCGGAAAATAACTTTGAAACCATCGGCCTGCTGTGGGGTGTCTACCTGCGGGCGGCTCACCCGGAGCTGGCCAAGGTCATGACTATCAACCACATCACCGCCAAGGATGTAGCTGCCATGATGGGGCTGCTCAAGGTGGCCCGGATTGCTACCGGGGACAAAGCGGACAGCTTTGTGGACCTGGCTGGCTATGCGGCGTGTGCCGGTGAGATTGCAACTAAAACGATGTGATTGTTATGGATAACGAGTATGTTTTTCTTGCGGACGCAAGACATTTTTTCCCACAAAAAACCTGGAGAAATATGACGCCTAAAGAGCAAAAACTCTGGAGGGCCCGTCTGCAAATACTTCGACTGAAAAGGAGGCCCCCTGTGTCTAAAAAGAAAAAACACCGCCGTCCGGTGCCCAAGACCTGTGACCCCAACCTGTGTGACCATTGCATGTATCTGGGTGAGGGTGACTTTGTGTGTGACCTCCACGGCCTGGGGCCGGAGGAAACGGTCTTTGTGATGGAGGACTGGGAGCCCACGGAGCATTTTCTCCAATGCGTGAAAGAGGCCCGCCATGAATAGACGGGACCGGCGCAAGCTGAAAAAGCAGGGCATCCAGGTGCCCAAGGACCCCAGCATCAACATCAAGCTCTCCGACCTGGGCCGGGGCATTATGACCCCGGCCATGGAGAGCGCCATGATGCACGAAATAAACCAACAATGCCTTGAGGCGGACGCCCGCTTTTCCCTTGACCTGGACACCATGGTGCTCTGGACCCTGTACCAGTGCTATGGCTGGAGGGAAAAGCGGCTCCATGACTTCTACCTGGCAATGGCCAGGGAACACCGCCGGATGAGGGAGTATTACCAAATGGATGACCTCTACCCGGAGCGCTACAAGCTCAAGGAGAAAGGCATTGACATTGAAAAATGGCAAGAGGAGGTGCTGCGAGATGACCCCTAAACCCTGGGAAAACGGTGAGGGCTACCCTGACCCCACCGCATACAACGCCCTGCGGCCTATCATGCAGGAGGACGCCGCCCTGGAGGGAAAGGTCAATTTTCTCATCAAGGTGCTCAAGTTTATCATAGCGGAAAGCGGCTTTGAGCTGCTGGCCCGCATTGAAATCAAGGACAAAAAGACCGGGAGGTGTTTTAGATGAAAACGGCTGACAATGCGGAGCTGTGCCAGGTCATTGAGGCCATCGGCCTGCCCGCTGTGCTGGAGCAATGCGCCGAGGAGCTGGCCGAACTGACCCAGGCGGCGCTCAAAATGGCCAGAAAGCTCCGGGGAGAAAATCCCACGCCGATGACACACGCCCAAGCGGCGGAGCATCTGCATGAGGAGCTGGGAGATGTCCGCCTGTGCCTCAAGGTCCTGGATGTCGCCATGGGCGGAGATAACACCACCGCCGTGGAGGCGGAAAAGCTCCAGCGCTGGCTGGACCGATTGACCCCGGAACGAGAAAAACCAGAGTAAGAGGTGCCGCCCCATGCAATATGACCGCAAAATAACGATCTCCGCCGGGAGCAACCGGCGGGCTATGACCTGGCAGGCCCAGACCATGCTCATCTCAGAGCTGTGGGCCCGGCTCCAGGCCCCGGCCAGAGGCACGGAAACCCTGGCGGCATATCTGAATATGAAAAAGGCCCAGCAGGATGACCTCAAGGACGTGGGCGGCTTTATGGCCGGCACACTGTCCGGGCCCCGGCGCAAAGCCAACAATGTGACCGGGCGTGATGTCATCACCCTGGACCTGGACAACATCCCCTCCGGGGGCACGGAGGATGTCCTGCGCCGGGTGGAGGCCCTGGGCTGCGGCTATTGCATCTATTCCACCCGTAAGCACAGCCCAGCGGCTCCCCGCCTGCGTGTTCTGCTCCCCACGGACAGGACCATGACGGCGGATGAGTATGAGCCCTGTGCCCGCAAAATGGCGGAGTACATAGGCCTGGAGCTCATGGACCCCACCACCTTTGAGGTGTCCCGCCTCATGTATTGGCCGTCCTGCTGCGCCGACAGCCAATACATCTATGTGTGGAAAGATAAGCCCCTGCTCTCTGCCAACGGCCTGCTGGCCAAATACGATGACTGGACCGACTGCACCGCCTGGCCCCAGGTGCCGGGCGCTCTAAGCCTGCCCAAGCTGGCCGTCAAGCAAGGTGACCCGGAGGGCAAGACCGGCGTGGTGGGCGCTTTCTGCCGCACCTATGACATCTACCGGGCCATGGATGAGCTCATCCCCGGCATCTATGAGCCGGTGGACAACATGCCGGGCCGCTACACCTATCTGGGCGGCTCCACCACCGGCGGCGCTGTCATCTATGACAACGGCAAATTCCTCTATTCCCACCACGCCACCGACCCGTGCAGCAACCGCCTGGTCAATGCCTTTGATATGGTCCGCCTCCACCGCTTTGGGGACAAGGACGATGAGGCCCAGCCTGGCACCCCCACCAACCGCCTGCCCTCCTACAAGGCTATGTGTGAGCTGGCCGTGGAGGACAAGGATGTGGCCGCCTTGATGAGCCAGGAGCGCTACCAGGAGGCCGTGCAGGACTTCGAGGGCGTCACCGGCACCAACGATGAGGACCCCGCCAACTGGATGGGCAAGCTGGCCGTGAACACCCAAACGGGCCTGCCCAAGTCCACCATTGACAATGTGTGGATTATCCTGGAGCATGACCCCCTCCTCAAAGGCAAGTTTGCCCTCAACCAGTTTGCAGGCCGTGGTGAGGTCCTGGGGGCCCTGCCCTGGGACGCCCGGACGGGCCGCCGCTTTTGGGATGACAACGACAACCAGGGCCTCTACTGGTACATGGAGCGCTACCACCACATCACCGGCAACGGCAAGATTGACGGGGCGCTTTCCCTGCACTCCACCGCCCACGCTTTCAACGAGATACAGGACTATCTCAAGGGCCTTGTCTGGGACGGGACGCCCCGCCTGGACACGCTCTTTGTGGACTACCTGGGAGCCGCTGACACCCCCTACACCAGGGCCGTGACCCGCAAGTCATTCACCGCCGCCGTGGCCCGTGCTATGGTCCCCGGCATCAAGTATGACACCATGCTCATCCTCTCCGGGCCGCAAGGCCTGGGCAAAAGCACCCTTTTGGATAAGATGAGCCGGGGCTGGTTTAATGACAGCATCCGCACCTTTGAGGGCAAGGAGGCCTCTGAGCTGCTCCAGGGCGTCTGGCTGGTGGAGGTGTCCGAGCTGGACGCTTTCCGCCGGACGGATGTGGCCCGCATCAAGCAGTTTCTCTCCCTGCGGGCGGACCGTTTCCGGGCCGCCTATGGCCGCCATGTCAAGGAGCTGCCCCGGTGCTGTGTCTTTTTCGGCACCACCAACACCTCTGACTACCTCCAGGACCGCACCGGCAACCGGCGCTTTTGGCCGGTGGATGTGGGTGTGGTCCCGCACACAAAAACAGTGTGGTCCGATCTGCCGGAGGAGATTGACCAGCTATGGGCGGAGGCCGTGGTCCGCTGGAGGGCCGGAGAGCCCCTTTTTCTCAAAGGGGAGCTGGAGGATGCCGCCAAGCAAAAGCAGGAGGAGCACCGGGAGGCCAGCACCAGGGAGGGCATCATCATGGACTTTCTGGACAAGCAGGTCCCGGAGGACTGGCAGAGCTGGCCGCTGGACCGCCGCCGCATGTTCTGGGGCGGCGCTGTGCAGGGTGAGGTCAAGCTGGTGGACCGTGACCGGGTGTGTGCCCTGGAGGTGTGGTGTGAGGCCCTGGACGGCAAGCAGCGGGATATGAGGTACAGTGATACGGCAGAAATCAACAGCATCATTGAGGCCAGCGCCTTGTGGGAAAGGGCCAGAGGCTCCCTGCGCTTTGGCTACTGCGGCAAGCAACGGGGCTTTCAAAAGGTGCGGCTTTAACCCGGAACATTGCCCGGAACATTTGAGATTTTCAGATGTTCCAATGTTCCGGGCAGGTGGAACATGTTCCGGCAAATGTTCCGGCAAATGTTCCGGGCAAAACCCTTGCGCCGCAAGGCTTTTGAGCTAAGTGGAACATTGGAACATTCATTTTCTATATTAGGGTAAAAGAGAGGATTTAGAGAGAATAGAGAAAAATAAAACTCTCTAAACCGCCTGTTTGCGCTACATACACGCGCGAATGTTCCTC